GTAATCTCTTTATGATTATGGAAATCTTGAATATCTGTATGACAAAGGGATGTAAGGTATGGACAATTAAAGATAACTATCGACTTGGGGAAGATATACAAAGTAAAGTCCTTGCCTTTGCTTTTGGGTTGTCAGCTGAGATTGAACGTAATCTTATCAGTCAACGTACAAAAGAGGCTTTAGCGAGGAAAAAATCAGAAGGTGTAATGCTCGGACACTGTCGTGGTTTTCGCTGTAGACTTAATCCAAAATGTGCGGACAAGCATGATTATATTGTCAAGGAATTGGCTAAAGGAACAGAAAAAGCTGTTATCTCTAAAAGGTTGAAAGTCTCAAAAACAACATTATATCGTTATCTCGTTTATACGGGGCTTCATTTGCCTATAAACTGCAAACAAGAAGGATGGGAAGAGTATGGTATCTATCATTGACAACGCTAAATAAAAAGAAAGAGATTGATATATGATTTTCTTTGGAAAAATAAACAACAAATCATGCGTATTTGTTCCAACACTTGATTCTGCAAAAGAGTATATTAAAGATTTTACAAAATCAACCATTGCAGAAGTACCTATTTCGATGGTTAATGAGTATAACAGATATTTTATTACTTCTTCTTGCCGATTGTTTTTTATACGTCATGTTTCAAAACGTTTTTCTATAAATGAAAAAAAAATAGAACAATCAAAAAACGGAAAATATCCAATTGTAAGACTGTCTATTGGGCATAAAAAGGAAATATCTCGTAAGCTTTCCCTTGTGATGTACAACGCATTTGTTAGAAAGAAATGGAGCGAGGTAGAGCCTAAACACATAGATAGAAATCCTTTTAATTGTTCTATTTCAAACCTTATCGACGAAAGGGTGTTGGAAAATCACGAAATTAAAGATATGGAGTTGCAATCCTTTCCAGAACGCTTTACAAAAGTATCTGACATATTATTATACCTTTATGGACATAAAATAAGTAGGGAAGATGCTGAAGATATTGCTGCAAACGCTTATATAGAGACTTACTGCAATAACTCTCTTCAAGCCAAACATGCAAACAACAAATGGTTAAAGACGGCAAGGCATAGGGCACTGGATTTTATTGAGCATAATAAACATGTCAGATATATCGATTCCGTAGATTTATGCAAATGGAGATGCGAATGCCATCAATACTACGGAGAAAAAATAGATATAATATCCTTAGTTGAGGGGAATAAGGCAAAGACATATTTACGATATTATTTACAAGGATATACTCCAACCGAAATAGCACATGAATTTAACACAACAAGGTCAAATGTAGCTTCAATAATTACAAAACAAATTAAAAGAATAAAAATTAAATTACAAATATGATACAAGGATGTACTGGAACGGATTAAGGAGAAAGGAGATTGAAATGATAAAGAAATGGTACGATGTGTCATGTGATTTATGCGGTCATGCTATAAATCATTATGCGGTGTTAAAGCCTACTGCTACAGATTTAAGGAGGGATGGCATTAAAGTTAGAATAAAAAACGGAAAGACATTAGTCTTTTGTGATGAATGCTTTGAGAAAATCATAGGAAATGAAAAGATACAGAATCATTCAATGTGAAGGCTACAACGGTTGCATACCGATTACAATATATTGGGTGCAAGTAAGAGACGAACGACTGTTTTCTGCTAATTGGAGAAACGTCAAAGGCTTTGACACTTACAAGAAAGCGAAAGAGTTGTTGGATGTTTTAAATGGTGATTGATATGAAAACAGACCTCATTTTCTTTATTGCGATATTCATCATCGCAGTATTGTTCATCGGACATTTCCGGTTGACATTTTCACCGTTCAGTGTATCCCTACCCTATTGGCATAGAGCTTTAGGGGTTGTCCTTATTGTTGTAGGATGTTTGATTTACAACATAGGTGAACATATGTCCGGCTATAAGAAAGGGTTGGATAACGGTATGGAAATAGTCTTGAAACAATTGAAGAAACGGTATGAACGACCAGGTGATTAATAAAGAAAAGATATTGCCAATGGTTACAAAAAAAGGCTATCTTCCCAGACAGCCAATCTTTTTTATTAACCTAAATCTAATACTATGAAAAACACATTGCAAAGGTACGGATTTGTGGAAGTTATGCAAATTATGAGCCTTTGTTCAGCCATCTTATAACATGGTTTAGCAAGCGGATATGTATGTTAACCATTAACGTAATAGATTTATAAAATTAACAAATAGTCAATGAGTAGAAATGAAAATGTCTGGACTGATGCGAAATGTGCAGCCCTTCGAGTTGAGTTCCTTACCAGTCGTGAGGAACTCTTTTTGTATGCAAAAGCCATCTATTCCGCTATGATATGGGGTAGGGAGGTGAACGAGCAAAATCGGGTTATTCAAGAAAAGAATAAGTCTGTTAAATAAAAGAAAGAGCCAACCCACGCACGACCATGAATCAGCTCCTCACACGATTATGATGCAAATATACTATTTACTTTTAAAATAATCGTGTTATGGAGCTGGATTTTAACAAAATAATTCGTCTTAAAAAGATTCGTATTGAGAAATCAGAACTTTCAGAGGAAGAAAACGCCTTGACCGCCCCGATTTTGAAAGACAAAAGCCTTATCCATGAAATCTACAAGATATTCGTTGAGTTGCTGAATGAGAGAGGATGTCCACCGAATATTGACAGTGTAACCCAGCGGAAGAAGTTCATTTTCATTATCCTGTATCTGTTTTCTCCAAGCTCGCTTGCCGGTGGAAAAATGACAGCAGGGTTACGTGAGGAGATGTCAAGAGTATTGGGGATTCAGTCCAAGAGCACGATTTCCGACAACTGCGCTGATGTCGTGTTTCTGTATCAGAATTATGGGGATTTCAGTGGGGATATAGAGTATCTTTATACCGAAATCGTAAATCGGTTAAGAATCAAAGGGCTAATCAATTAATGAGCCGGAGTTTGGTGCTCCGGCTTATTTACATTATGGGTTTAACAATCTCTATTTTTAATCCCAGTGCATCAATAATACGAAAAAACAGACCAACTCCCGGTTCAATAACTCCTTTTTCAATTCTTGATATATAGGTCTTATTGGTTCCTACTTTTTCAGCTAACTCGGATTGTGTCATTTTTTCTTGTTTACGTGCATCGCTAATCATCTGCCCCACGCAATAAGAGTATGCTTCTTTGCGAAACTCTTCTCTTTCCGGTGAGCCTACTTTGCCGTACAGTTTATCCAATACGGCATCCATACTTCCGATTTTAGGGTTTACTTGCATAATATTCATTTTTAAGTTTTAAAGCCTTTTCAATTTCACTATCGGGCGTTTTCTGTGTTTTCTTCTGAAAACCATTAAACAGCATTATGATATTGCCATCGTCAAAAATAAAGAAAGCACGATAAATATTCCCATTATGGCTTGCTCTCAACTCATATACACCGTCACGTATGAACTTAACGAAATTCTTGTTTAAACGTTCCTGCGTTTTGAGCATATCAAGTACATAAGATACTTTTTTTCTTGCTCCATCCTCTAATGACATGAAGAAGTCTATAAAGTAATTCTCATAATATAGTATCTCTCTTTCTTTTTTCATGATGCAAATATAGTGAAAGTTTACATATATAACAACTTTAATCGGCTTTTTCTTTTATTTCCAGCACAATTTTCTCAAGCTCCTCTATTGTGCTGGCTATTTATAGTATTCCTTCCCTCGTATATTCTTATGTTCCGGCATGCGTGGTTTTCCGTCAAAATGTATTTTACCTCCACAATGAGGGCAGGTGATAGTATCAGATTCATTCCTAAATAAATCCGGTATTTCCACGCCTAAAGCGTCAGCTTATGGGGTGTAGTCTTCTCCTTTCGATTTCCATATAAATTCTATAAATGGATTTTTTGACCCTTTTGGTAAAGCTCCATTCAGTGAAGGGTTAAGTAATAAAATGAAGCCTTGTTCCGCCATTTGCATGTTCTGTATCCGATTATAAGTTCTCATTAATAAATATACTTCAAACGATGTAGTATTATTGAATGCCCTTTGAACTAAAGGTGAACTGTGTTTGCCGCTTCGCAAAGATTGTATATGTGAGTATATCCTTTTCTTTAAATTTGATGAAGAGCCAATATAGTAGTCATTCCCAAAACGAAGAAGATACACAACGCCTTCGTCTTTACCATATACAGGCTTAAACCAAATATTAAGTTCGCCATTTCGGTATTCACCTACCTTCTCTAATTTATCGTAGTTAATCATCTTCTTTTGTAATTTTTAGTTTTGTACCGCAATTAGGGCAAATTATGGTGTTCTCTAATTCATCAGCGAAAAAATCACCAACATTGCATCCAATAACATTCGCTATCCTTTGGAGTGTTTCGACTGTTGGGTTTTTATTAATGGATTGCGACAATGCCCCCTTAGTTATAGGTTTCCCGTTCTTACTTTCCCATTCATTGGCTATACGCTCAATAGTATAACCACGTGCTTTTATTACTGTTTTTATATCCATATATAGTATGTTTAGTTATAACTATATGCAAAGTTACAACTATTTTGCAGTTAATTTACATCATATCTAAACATTATTTGGAATTTATATTGTTTTATCTAAACTCATATAAGATGTTAATGTTTTGTTAAAACTAAACAATATTTTGTTTTTGTTTAGGTAAAGCTATACATTTGCATCATCAGAAACGAAGTAATAACAATTAAAAGATATATGATTATGGCAACATCAGAATCAAAGAAACAGAGTAACACTTACGTAGTGTATGATTGCAACGGTAAAGACACAGGTGTACATTACGAAGCAAGCAACAAGGCAGAAGCGATGAAATTGTTTAAAGCCGATACAATCAACTATAAGAAGTACGGTTATTACGGGAAGCTCGCAAGATGGTACAACGGTGGCGTATACGGCTCAACCGGTATAATTTATTAAGTTTTAATCCGGTAGCCTTCGGGCTACCACAATACACACGATTATGAAAGCAGATTTAGTTTTAATCATAAGTCCCGAAGCCCCACTGATGAAGCAACTGGGCAAAGTATTAGGCAAGTTATGCACGATGTATGACTTTACCACCATAGAAAGGGGTGAAAAGTACATCATCATACAGCATGATGAAACCGGTCTTGTTGTGGCTTATACGAGTGAAGAGAGATTGAATGTGAAACATTAAATATAGATTATTATGGACGCAAAAGAAATATCCCTACTTATAGCTCAATTACGAAAAGAAAACGAGACTAACTATCCAGAAGAAAGAGAGTTTAATCTTAAGTGGATTGAACTGTTAAAGACAAGTATTGCCAACGCATTAAGTAAAAAATGATTATGTTGACTAAACAAATGGTCTTGGACGGTCTGCAATATTACAGATGGCAAACAGAATATGCCCTTTTTACAAATTCGGATTCAATGGATGATTTTATAGAGAATCATTTACCTGGTGATTATGAAGTAATCGAAAGGGATATGAATTACACCATTGTCGATATGAAAGGTGATAAATACGAAATCATAGCTTATGGTGATGTAGATTTTTGCAGTCACGTAGTATCTGTATATCATTTATAAGTAAATCATTAAATCATATAGTTTATGAACTCAATAAACGAAAACGGTTGCAGCGTATGCCAACCCGGTAAAGAGAATTACACTACCTACAACACCAAGTTGAGAGGTAAGAGAGTGAGAATGTACCAGTACGACTATCGTACTGAAAGTGGTGAGTTGTTTTCTTGTTGTGCACCTACCTTAGAGGCATGCAGAGAAAGACGGGACAAATGGCTTAGTTCACGACAATAAACCGATTGTCGTGTATAACGATTGAAGATATTTCGTTATCTTTGGTTGTGGTAGTACCTTTGAAGTGAATATTTAAAATATGAAGAGCAGATATGAAATATTAGCCAAAGATAAAGGATATTATGTCGATTCACAAGGCAATGCCTTTTCTGCACGCGGTAAAAAAGTCGGTACGCGTGGCAGTGACCCGTATATGTATATTGGCATAAGGGTGAGTGAAACGAAAGTTATCAAGGTCTATGTACATAGATTGCAGGCTTATCAAAAATTTGGTGATGCTATTTTTGACAAAGGCATTGAAGTTAGACATTTAAATGGTGATTCTTTTGATAATTCGTATGAGAATATAGCAATAGGTACACCGTTTGAAAATGCGATGGATAAGGCTAAAGAAACAAGAATGCGCTGCGCTAAAAAAGCATCAGAGGCAATTAAAAAATACTCAGATGAATTAGCACAACAGATTCAATTAGAATACTCAAAGGGTTCTAATTATAGAGAGCTTATGAAGAAATATTCGATAAGTAGCAAAGGCACATTAAATTATATACTTAAAAGAAATATATCGCGGAATGGAGCAGTTGGTTAGCTTACCGCTTTGACTTGGCGGTGGTCACAGGTTCGAGTCCTGTTTCCGCAACTACTTAATTATTAATTTAAATTTGACACGATTATGAACATTTTGACGCTTAGTATTAAGCAAAAGTATTTTGATGAAATCTTGGCCGGTAAGAAAACTCACGAATACCGTGAAATCAGGCCTACCAACGCAAAGAAGTATATCACCTACCTTTGTGGT